TGTAGGAAGACCAAGCCTTTACGATCCTAAGTATTGTGAGGAAGTCATTGCCTTGGGCAAACTCGGCAAAAGCGTAGAGCAAATTGCATCAACATTAGGGTTTTCCCTGCGTGTCTTATACCATTGGAGAGATAAGCACGACGAATTTCTGCATGCCTTGGAATATGCAAAGGAATTAGAGCAGGCTTGGTGGGAAGATCAGGCACACGCTTACATGGTTGAGACTAAAGAAGGCCCAAAGCTGAACTCATCATTGTGGTCAAGATCAATGGCTGCTCGATTCCCAAAAAAGTATCGTGAAAGCACAAAGACAGAGATAACTGGTGCAGATGGCGCTCCGCTAATCTCAGGCATCCAAGTCACATTTGTAAAGTCTGAATGAGTGAAGTTGCTGGAATTATTAAAAAAGCGGAGTTTCCCGAGAAGCTCAGTTGTTTATTTCAGCCTCCTAAGTCTCGTTATCGCGTGTTATATGGTGGTCGTGGTGGGGCTAAGTCGTGGGGCGTTGCCAGGGCTTTACTGATTAAGGGTGCAAAAGACCCGATGCGTATCCTTTGTGCGCGTGAGTTTATGACTTCCATGAAGGACTCGGTGCATAAGCTCTTATGCGACCAGATTGAGGATTTAAGCCTTGGTGGAATGTATGAGGTGACTCAGAACACCATTCGAGGAAAAAACGGCACAGAGTTTAACTTTGTCGGCCTGCGAAACAACATTGCAAACGTCAAGTCAATTGAAGGTGTGGACATTTGCTGGGTGGAGGAAGCGCAGACTGTGAGCGCAGTTTCATGGAATACGCTGATACCAACCATTCGTAAGGAAGCGTCAGAAATATGGATCAGCTTTAACCCAGAGTTGGAGACTGATGAGACTTACCAACGTTTTGTAATCAATCCACCTGAAAACTCGGTGGTGACAAAGATTAACTGGAACGACAACCCTTGGTTTCCTGACACGCTAAGACTTGAGAAAGACGCGCTCAAACAGCGTGATATGCAAGCCTACAACACAGTTTGGGAAGGCATTTGCCGTCAGACTGTAGATGGCGCGGTGTTTGCAAGGGAACTTCAGCAAGCCGAACTAGAGAACAGAATCACAAGAGTTGGCTACGACCCATCAAAGCCCGTACACGCGGTTTTTGACCTTGGGTGGAGCGATGCCACTGCCATTTGGTTTGTGCAGTTTGTAGGCATGGAAACGCGCCTTATTCGGTACATTGAGGACAGTCAGAAGACCATCACCGATTACCTGGCTAAGATGCAGACGTTTGGTTATGTCTATGACACGCTGTGGTTGCCCCATGATGCGGAGAACAAGACTTTGGCCGCGGCAGGGCGATCAATTGAGCAGATTGTGAAGGCTGGTGGGTATAAAACCCGAATAATTCCACGAACGCCCATAGCTGACAGTATCAATGCTGCGCGGACATTATTCCGAAACTGTTGGTTTGATAGGGAAAATTGCCACGATGGGCTACAATGTTTGCGTCACTACCGCTACGAAGTGGATGCTGAAACTAAACAATTCAGCAAAAACCCGTTGCATGACCAATATAGTCATGGTGCAGATGCTTTTCGTATGCTTGGATTAATGGTCAATGAGCCGAAGAAACGTGTTCCACCAAAGCCAAGTTTTCAAATGCCTAACAGTTGGATGGCCTAAATATGTCTCAATCAGATTACGATCCAATCATTGACGAAGCCAAACAGTTTCTAAAGCTCTGCAATGACGCGGAGACAATGAATCGTCAGCAAGGCTTGGAAGACCTAAAGTTTGTCTCAGCCGGTGAGCAATGGCCAGTAGAACTACAGAACAGCCGTAACCTTGAGTCGCGCCCAATTCTGACCATCAACAAACTTGATGGTTATTGCCGCCAAGTGACCAACCAACAACGCCAGCAACGCCCGCGGATCAAAGTCCACGGCATGAATACCCAAGCCAATAAGAAAACGGCTGAAGTGATTGAAGGCATTTGCAGGCACATTGAAGTCAACTCAAACGCTGACAACGCATACGACACCGCTTTTGACTACGCTGTTCGCATGGGATGGGGCTATATCCGTCTAATTACCAAATACGTTGCAGACGACAGCTTCGACCAAGAGATTTACATTGACGCTGTGGACAACCCATTTACAGTGTATTTCGACCCTAATTCCACAAGAATTGACGGCTCAGATGCAGAGCGTTGCTTAATCACAACAATGATTAGCAAAGAGAAGTTCAAAGTTATGTACCCCGACGCTGATGATGGAACGTCATTCACACAGCGCGGTACGGGTGACACTCAGTCAGAGTGGATTACCAAAGAGGACATCCGCATCGCTGAGTATTACTACGCTCAGATGGAGAAGGCAAAGCTCTACCAATTAAGCGATGGCACAACCCAATATGCGGATGGAAAAGATTTCTTTGCTCGCGTAGAAGCCGCGGGCTTGACCATTGAGAATGAGCGTGATTCTTACAAGCGCACAATTAAATATAAAAAGCTGACAGCTATCGAGATTCTTGAGGAACGCGACTGGCCAAGCAAATACATTCCAATCGTGCCTGTCTATGGCCGCCATGTGGTCGTTGGTGACAAGCGCCACAAATTTGGTATTGTTCGCCACGCCAAAGACGCACAGCGTATGTATAACTTCTGGCAGACAACCATCACCGAATCGGTTGCGCTTGCGCCTAAAGCTAAGTGGCTGCTTGCTGAAGGCCAAGACGAGGGACATGAGAACGAATGGGCAGCGGCTAACGTTAAGTCATTCCCATTGCTTCGTTATAAGCAGACTGACATTGACGGCAACGCCGCGCCTCCTCCAATTCGCTTGCAACCAGAGCCACCACCCGCTGGTGTAATGGCCGCCTCAGCCGCAATTAATCAAGACATTGCCACGTTAATGGGCATTTTTGACCCCTCACAGCAATTGCCAGGCAATATTTCGGGCAAAGCATTGAATGGCCAGCAACAGCAAGTTGACCTGACAAACTTTGACTTTTACGACAACCTTACAAAGTCAATCTGCCAAGTCGGTAAGATTATTCTTGACCTGACACCAAAGATTTACGACACACAACGCGTGATGCGGATCATTGGTGACGATGGTAAGCCTGACTTGGTGACAATTAACGAAGTCAAACAAGACGCACAAGGCGTTTATCAGGTCTTACACGACATGACTGTTGGCCAATATGACGTGGTGATGGAGACAGGGCCAGGCTACAACAGCAAGCGTGAAGCCGCGGTAACGGCAATGATGCCTTTGCTTAACGGCAATCAGCAGTTGTTTGGTATTGCGGGTGACTTGGTGTTCAGGAACATGGACTTCCCTGGTGCTGACATAATTGCCGACCGCTTGGCCGCAGCCAACCCATTGGCGCAAATTGATGAGAAGTCTGACATACCGCCTCAAGTTCAAATGCAACTGGCGCAGAGCAAGAAGCAAATTCAGCAAATGACTCAGCAGATTCAAGGTATGCAGTTGGCCATGAAACAGCGTCAGGACATTGAGCAAGTTAAGCAAGAAGCTGAGACTAAACGTGTCCTGATTAAAGAGACAAACCGCGCACACGACATTGAATTGCGTGACCAAGAGCGCCATGCCGACATGAAGATGAAGGTTGACGCACAAGCGCACGACACCATTGTCAAGACTCAAACCCAATTGGAAGTTGAGCAGATGAAGGCACAAGTTGCGTTGTTGTTGGCGCAGTTGGACAGAGAATCATTAAAAAATGCGTCTGCTGAAACGACAGAACGTGCAATTTAAACAAATTTGTGGTAAAAACCACTAAACCTTACCCGTGAGGAACACGGGGAAAACCCTTGAGGCAACTCATGCAAAGTGAAAAAGAAGCGGGTCAAGTATTGACTAGCGAGAATTCGGCAGATTTTTATTTCGCAAAATTAGGAATAGCTGACAAGCCTGAAACTGAGGCTGTGGTTGAGAAAACTCCCACAGAGCCAGTCGAAGAAGCCACTCAGAGTGAGCCTAGCGAAGAAACTGAAGCCAAGCCGACAGAGGAACGGAAACCTAATCCGAAACTCGAAAAGCGATTTTCAGACATAACGAAGCAACGTGAGGAAGCGCGTAAAGAAGCGCAACGCGAACGCGCGGCTCGTGAAAATCTGGAGAGAGAAGTAGCGGCATTGCGTCAACAATCTCAGCCTCAACAGGTTAGGGTTATGGATGCAAAGCCACAGCCGAATCAGTTTTCTGATGCTTTTGAATATGCAGAGGCATTAGCAGAGTATTCGACTGAGCAAGCATTGTTAAAGCGAGATCAAGAGGAACGTGATCGCAGGGTCGATGAACAGCGCCAAAAGGTTATCCAATCTTGGGCGCAAAAAGTGACAGCAGCAAAGACGGAAATGCCTGATTTCGATGACATGGTGGCATCAAGTGACGTGGTCGTTCCTGACCATATTCGTGATGCGATTTTGGAGAGTGATGCAGGGCCACGAATTCTTTATGAATTGGCGGACAATGCAGATCTAGCCAAGAAAATCACCACAATGTCAGCAAGTGCCGCGCTACGCGAGATTGGTAGGTTGGAAGCGCGTTTTGAGAGGAAAACTGAAAATGCGCCTAGTAATCCTGTGGGTAAAAGTAAAGCACCACCTCCGATCAATCCGATCAGAGCATCTGGAAATGCGATGGGTGTCCAAATAGATGCGAATGGCGCATTTCATGGCACATACCAAGCGTGGAAAGAAGCTCGTAAGGCCGGAAAGATTAGATAAATTTGTTTTTTAATTTAAAGGATTAATCATGAGCAATACCTTGCTTACCATTAGCAAGATCACCAACGAAGCGTTGATGGTCTTGGAAAATGAGTTGACTTTCACCTCTGAAGT